ATGAATCTGATCAACAAAGTCAGCAATAATGCTGGTAGAGTTAATCCAGCCGAATATCAAACTATTGCTAAGGTACACCAACTCGGTAGAGCTAATGTATCTGGCAAAAACTTGGCATCGGAAGCAAACATTCCCATCCTGAGAAGCTATGAGTTCCAAGGTGTATTCCCAACTAACGTATCTCAGGTAGATCTCTCCTACGAATCTACCGATACCATTGAGGAGTTTACTGTAGAACTTCAGGTTCAGTATTGGACCGCCACCGGAAATGGAGGAGCCGTAGCCTGATAAATAGATCAAAGCAATACGATCTGTATATCATACAATGGCCCGCCTTTTTGGATTTTCGATAGAAGATAATCAAAGACTTTCTAAGTCTGCCCAGTCCCCCGTTCCTCCAAATTCGGAGGACGGGGTTGACTACTTTCTAAGTAGTGGGTTCTTTGGACAATACGTTGACATTGAAGGCGTATATAAAACAGAGTTTGATTTAATTAAGAGATATCGTGAGATGTCTTTGCATCCCGAGTGCGACAATGCTATCGAAGATGTTGTTAATGAAGCTATCGTAAGTGATTCAAACGATCACCCGATTGACATTAATTTAGATAATCTAAATGCTGGTGATACTTTGAAGAAAGTCATCAGACAAGAATTTAAATATGTTTTAGATTTATTGGATTTTGATAAAAAGTGTCATGAAATTTTCCGCAACTGGTATGTTGACGGAAGAATCTTCTATCATAAAATCATCGATCTTAAGAGACCACAAGATGGTATTCAAGAGATCAGACATATTGATTCGGCTAAAATCCGATTCATTCGTCAAGAGAAAAAGAAAGAAGATAACATCAGACTTCCTAACGAGAATCTAAATAAAGACGCAAAGATTGAACCACCCGAGATTGAAGAGTATTTTCTCTACAATCCACAAACCAGATATGGTATTGGCAACTATGGTGCCAATAAGGGTGGCATCAAACTTGCAAAGGATGCCGTTTCGTATTGTTATTCTGGATTGGTTGATAGAAATAAGCAAACGTCTTTGTCTTATCTCCACAAAGCAATCAAGTCTCTCAATCAACTTCGTATGATTGAAGATGCGCTTGTAATCTATAGATTATCTCGCGCACCAGAACGTCGTGTTTTCTACATTGACGTTGGTAATCTGCCCAAAGTAAAGGCAGAATCCTATCTCCGCGATGTCATGCAAAGATATCGCAACAAACTTGTATATGATGCTAACACGGGTGAAATCAGAGATGACAAGAAGTTCATGTCCATGATGGAGGACTTCTGGTTACCTCGCCGCGAGGGAGGGCGCGGTACAGAAATCTCTACCCTTCCTGGCGGGCAAAACCTTGGCGAATTAGCCGATATTCAATATTTCCAGAAAAAACTTTATAAGTCACTGAACGTACCGGATTCCAGAATTACTGGAGAGTCTGGTTTCAATCTCGGAAGATCCTCTGAGATTTTAAGAGATGAACTTAAGTTTACCAAATTTGTTGGAAGACTGAGAAAGAGATTCAGTAATCTTTTCTTAGATATGCTGAAGACACAGTTGGTTCTTAAGAACGTTATTGCTCTGGAAGATTGGGACAGAATGTCTGAGCACATTCAGTTCGATTTCTTGTATGACAATCATTTCTCTGAACTGAAAGAAGCTGAACTGATGAATGAAAGACTTGGTTTGGCTGCTAACATTGATCCTTACGTTGGTAAGTATTACTCCGTTGAATATGTGAGAAAGAAAATTCTCCGTCAGACGGAAGAAGAAGTCAGTGAAATCGACGATCAGATTAAAAAAGAAATGGACGCTGGTATTATTATTGATCCAAACTTGGCTCCTACTGAGCCAGTTGGTCAAGATGCCGCAGGACCAGAACTGGGTAATGTCCCACAAGACCAAGTTATTGTGAGTTAATTAACTTATAAATAACTTAAGATCAATATATCTACTAAAATAATGGAAGAACTAGTTGATTTGATGGTGAGTAATGAGTCTCCCTCTCAAGTCGCAGATAGAATTAAAGATATTTTATTTGCCAAGTCTGCATCGAAAATCGAAGATTTAAAACCATCGGTTGCAAATTCTTTGTTTAACGATGCAAGTGAAGAACCTGAGGAAGAGATTGAAGTTGACCAAGAACAATCCGAGGAAGAGGAGTAATGGCAAGGACTTTATGTAAAGGTGCCGAGGCAGCCTGCCCAACAACAACTGGAACTGCTACTAGTTTTTCTGAGGCAACTGTTGTTCGTTTAGTCAACACCCATACTTCGGCACATCTCGTCACTGTTGTGGAAGAACAAAGTGGTGATACTGTTGGATCTTTTACTATGCCTGCAGGAACTGTAGAATATCTTGAGAAAAACCCTACCCAGTGTGTGTTTGCCGCAAACGCTGGCGTTAAAGGAGCACAAGTAGGATTTACCGCATAAAAAAATGAAACTTATCAGAGAAGAAATCGAGTCTGTTGATTTTATCGTTGAAGAACGCAACGGTAAAAAACAACTCTATATCGAAGGAGTTTTCTTGCAAGGAAACATCAAGAACCGTAATGGTCGGATGTATCCAATGGAAACTCTTCGTAAAGAGGTGGGCAGATATAACGAAAACCATGTTCAAGCCGGCCGTGCTCTCGGTGAACTTGGTCACCCCGAGGGTCCTACCGTAAATCTCGATAGGGTTTCTCATAAGATCGTTTCTCTGAAAGAGAGTGGTTCTAACTTTGTTGGTAAGGCAAAGATCTTGAATACCCCTATGGGTAAGATTGCATCTTCTCTTATCAGTGAAGGCGTAAAACTCGGTGTTTCTTCTCGTGGTATTGGTTCATTGAAACAAACCCGTGAAGGTGTAAACATCGTCGGTGATGATTTCATGTTGGCAACTGCCGCTGATATCGTCGCTGATCCTTCTGCTCCTGATGCTTTTGTTGAAGGAATTATGGAAGGAAAAGATTGGGTTTGGGAAGGTGGTATTCTTCGCGAAAACTTCGCAGAGAAAACCTACAAGGAAATTAACACTCTGGTAACCCAGAAACAACTTGACGAGAAAAAGTTAAGCCTATTTAATGATTTCCTCGCAAATCTTTAATGTATAAATAAATATAGATTATAACTAGGTAATCGGAGTACTTTCAAATGTCGCGTGGAGACTTACAAGAAATGGAAGCAAGCACTACACAGTCCAAGACTGCTGTAAATGCTAATGCGAAGCCAGGCGATCCTATGCCTAAAATGGCAGATCCCGGCACTCAGCTCGCAAACGTCGAAGATCTCGGTGGTCCATCCCCTGAGAACTACAAACCTGATGACGATTCAGCTAAGCTGAAGACTCCAGGTAACACCATTAAATCGGTGAAAGACGTTGTGAACCGTGGAGCAAAAGCAGCAGAATCTATGGCTAAAATGAAGGAAGAATCTGAATCTGAAGAAGATCAGACTATTTCTGAAGAAGAGCAAGAAGATGCTGATTACGAAGTAGAACTTCGTATTCCTGCTGAAGCGGGCGGCGAGGCACCTCAGGAGAAAGTGCTGAATGTAGAAGAGGACGTAGAAGCCCTTCTCGCAGGCGAAGAACTCAGTGAAGAGTTCAAAGACAAGGCAAAGACCATCTTTGAAGCCGCACTGAGCGCCAGAGCAAAAGAAATCCAAGAAGCCTTGGATGCTCAAATGC